ATCATTTTTTCTTTCCACCATTCTTTGCTTTTTTAGCAGTAGCATTTCCACTATTCTGCTTAGCATTAGCAGACTTGCTTTTTTTATTCTTTGGTTTACCCATCACAGATCTCCTCTTGAGTATGGTTTTTCTTCATCAACTTTTGCTTCAAGTGCTTCAACTCTTTCCTCAAGAGAAGTCTCTGAATCTTCAGTTATCGTTTCATGAACCACGGATTCTACAATCGCCTCAGCGACTGGAGTTGGAGGTGTTTCTACGAACTCCTCCCTTTTAGGTTGGGTCTTTTTTTCATCATCATCATCACCACCCTTCTTCATTGTGTTAATACCGAAAGTAGCAGCAGATGCGGTGAAAACAGTAGCAATAAAAGTGGGGTCCATCTTAGATAGAGCCCCAGCATAACTAGCAGTAAGAAGAGCGGCAGACCAACCCAAAATCGCAATACGAATAACAGTACTCATACACTTTTCTCTTTTGTTTGGTGTATCCATCAGTCCTTTTGATGATGTCTTTTATATTTAGGATTTTAGAACTTAAATTTAAGTTTCGCAGACACCACTGTATTAGAAACACCATCATTGATTTGATGTATTCCTTCAACGATTACCATTTCCTTATAATCAACAGAAGCATTTGCCTCAATCATTCCGCTGGTTTCATAAGAACCACCGACAGTTATGCCGAATAAATCCTTTTTCTTACCACCAAAACGATGTGAAATATTTAGACCAACCTCACCAGAATGTGAAGTTTTGTTTATAGCATCAACAGTTCTTCTGGACTGAATAGAACCAGTTTCAGTAAAACCATCTCTTTGATAATTACTAATAGTATATCCAACAAATGGAGTTATGTTCTTATTGAGATGCCAGAATAATCTGTTATTAACAAACCACTCTTTTCCTTGTGTTGAACTTTCGTTTCCAAAGATACCCTGAACATTTCTGGATACATTATATTTGTTCTGTGAGAAACCAACATTTGTTAAGAGTGATGTTGTATTTCCACGGAACATATTGAAGAAACCATAATGGTTCTTAAGAAGTTTAGAAGTGCTATCAACACCACCCAAATCAATATTCACATTATTATACTGTCCACCAATAGTCCAAGTTGGTTTAATATCAATTTCTAATCCACCACCAATAATCAGGGACTTACCATAGTATCCATAATCACCAGAAGACCAAGCATAATAGTTGTTGCTGAATACTCTTACTCTGTCTGTAGTTGGCTCAGTTGGTTCATAGATAAAAAGATTTTGTAATCCACCACCAATCTTATCTAAAACATCGTATTGATCTGTGCGTCCAGAAAGAACATCATGAGTATTCTTGGTATCAACAGAAAGAAGTAAAGAATAAACTACAGTGGTATCACTATAAGTATCTTGTCTCAATAAAGGAGTTTCAGTTGTAGTCTCAAAGTTTCTTCTAATCTTTTGAACTCCATCCTTTTCAGATGCTTTATGTGTTATTTCAGTTTTAGAAACAACAGGAAGTCCAGGTGCAGGAACAGTTACAGAGTTTAATAATGTTGGTGGTTCTGGAGTTGGTTCAGGTGTAGGTTCAGGTGTAGGTTCAGGAGTTGATTCAGGAGTGGGTTCTGGTGTAGGAGTTGGTTCTGGAGTAGGTTCTGGAGTAGGTTCTGGTGCTGGTGTTGGATCTGGAGTGGGTTCTGGTTCTGGTGTAGGTTCAGGAGTTGGTTCTGGTGTAGGATCTAGGTTCTGGTGTAGGTGCTACTTCATCAACAGAAGGAGCATCTGGATTGTTTGGGGCAACAGGGGTAAATGTTTGTCCGTTCTGTGTTGTAGTTCCAGGCTGACTATCAACTAAGAGAACTGGTGATAATGCAGTGTCTCCAAGGTTGAATACTGCAAATCCTAAGAGATAATCACCATTAGCACCTACTTGATATGTGGAATACTGCCATCCAGTAGAACCATAAGTTCCAGTTGAATAGTCACCAGTTCCAGGATTGGTAAATCCAAGCAAAGCATAGTTTTGAAGTTGATTATTAACTGTTACTGTTGGAGATGAACCTGTTCCCTGATAAACAAGTGATGTAATAGAACCATCATTGAAAGGAACATAATCAGTTCCAATGTAGTTCCAAGACATTGTATAAACTTTACCAGTTTCCAAGGTAACTGACTTTGTAATCCAAGCAGCATCAGTAGGAGTTGGATTTCCTAGTCCAGATGCTTGCTGTTGTTGAATAAGAAGGTCTTTGATTGCTTGATTTTCTTCTGGTGTTAAACCAAGTGCTTCTGTTGCTTGGTTAAATGTTGCTTGACCATTTGGTTGTAATGCAGCACCAGCAGTTCCATAAGGACCAAACTCCCAAGTAGATGGGGTTACTGCTGGCTGATAATAAGGATTGGGAGATCCATCTTGTAGAGTTGGACTTCCTACTGCTGGGTGAGAAGGTGCATTGAAGATCACTGGATTATCGACAACACTAACACCTGTTCCCTGTCCTGTAATTGTGCTGTCTAATGTTCCTGTTTGAGTTCCAGTATTCCATCCTGAAGTATTCCCAGTCTCAAAATCTGTACCAGAAATTGTATCTGCAAATGCAGTTGGTGCTCCCATTAAAAGAGCAGACGCTACAGCAAGCGCCTTTTTAGCGTAAGACATAAAAAGTCCTCTATGGCTCAGTGTGTACTAAACGAAACAAACTAAAGTTGTTTAAAAGTAAAGTATTCACCAAGTCACAGAGGACTCGGAGTATGTAGATTCAGACCATTTAAGATCAAGAATCAGTTATGATTGTTACTATTTATCCTTTTTTCCAGGCTTCGCCTTCTGCCTTTCTTCTACGAGCAAGTCCTGCTTCAACATTAGAACCGGGATTGCGGTAGAGATAAAGAGCATCGGGAACTAAGTCCCACTCCTTATTCTTCAAGCGTTTAGTAATAGTATTAAAGTTATCACCACCGTAAAAACCGGCACCAAGATTATAAGCAAAGCTGAGCAAAGCTCCCCTCTTTCCATCTGACATTTCTCCCCAATGTGGAATTTTACGAAGTGCAGGGAGGAACTGATTTTTACATTGTGTAATTAAAAGTTCATCTGCTTCCGCTTGAGTGATAGAATCACCCATTTGGAATGGTTGTCCATTCTTATCTCTAGTAGATCCCCAACCAATTGTAATTGGAAGTCCACCAGTAAGAGGATCAGGATATGCCGATAAATGACATCCTTCAAATTCCTTGATTAATTTAATTCCCATCATTGGAACATCATCACCACCTACTGTAGCAGGTGAAGAAGATGCTGCAGGAGCAGAAGCAGAATTTATTGTAGATGCTCCTACAGCACTAGACTTTTTTCCGCGATAAATTTCAGCCCAGTCTACATTATCCTCAAGAAACTTATTTGGCAGATGATCCTCTAGCCATTGAACTGCTTTAACATGATTGGGATTCTTTTCATCATAAAATTTAAAAAAGTTATGTAAATCAATTCTTGCCATTGTTACCTCCGAAATACTTTAGATAAAGTTGATTTGCTTCTACATGCTTACCATGATTGGTAAGATCTTTAATTCTCTGTAAGATCTTTCTCTTAAAATTAATCGAAAATTCTTCCCCACCCATCATTGCCTCCTGGACACCAACGGTGCTTAAGAACTGCCTTGGTGTAAATGGTCTTCTTACCATTTGTCACGGGACCAGTATAGTTATCATTGAGTGAACCATATGGATCATTGATATAGTATCCTTTACCGTCTGGCGTTTTTCCGATTACAACACACATGTGCCCACCAGTAGGTGCAGATAAAGAACCCCTGTGCAGGATACCAATAACAACAGGTTTCCCAGCATCAAGACTCTTATCAATGTCAGCAAAAGAAAGATTGTAACTAAAGTGTGACTTAACTCCATAAGCTGCCAGAACCTTTGTCTGTACCGCATGGTCAGTAGTATCACCAATCTCAAATACTTTCTTAACGTATTCGTCATCACCTTTAATGCTTCCTGGTTTGAGGAAAGCAAGACACATAGCACATGACGAAGAGTTACAAGTCCTATGTGCATCTCTGTAG